GTGGGACATGGACTACCACATCCCGATGGCGACCGGGATGCGGAGTCAGGACGTGCGTGAGCAGACGTTCAGCATCGACGGTGTTGAGCTGATGACCACGCCGTACCTCCGTGGCGACGAGTTCTACGTTATCGGCGTCGGTGAGAACCCGGTCAAGGAATACATCGACCGCCCGATGCAGGTCACGCGCCCCACGGGTGGCCCTGCGACCGAGCCGGGTGAGATCATCAACGCCAGCGGCACGATGTCGTTCGGTGTCAGCATGACGAACCCGCTCGGCGCTGTCCACTTCACGGGCGAGAGCGCGAACTTCTCGTAGACGGGCGAGCAGTTCGAGTTCGACTTTTCTTTTTCGTACTTTCAATGGCAACTGACGATACTACACTCAAATCTGAAGTCCGGGCGTTCACCGGCATCGAGGAGTCTCGAATCTCCGATGGGGAGATGGATGCTATCGTTTCGGACGCTAAGCGGCATATCAAGCTCCGAACCTCACTCCACGAGTCCGAGATCAACTGGTATGGCGACCCGGCTCAGGAAGAAGCCCTCAATTGGGCTACCAAGCTTTTCCTCAAGGTTGCCGCAGGCGAACTCGATGCTCAGACCGTTCAGGTAGGCGCGATTGACAACAAGGCACTTCTCGCCAAGCGGAACAACGAGACGACCGTTTGGTATCGGAATATGGAGAGCGCCATTCGCCGGATTACCAAGCCCGGCGCGGCGTTCGGTCTTTCCTCTGTCTCTCGGACTGACCGGGAGTACGGTACTGACGAGGAGGACGACTCCGGTAGCGTCTCACTCTGATTATGCGACGGCAAGCTCACGCGGCGATTGACCGTCTTGGGAAAGACGTCGACGTTCTCATCGAGGGGAAGGCCGGGGTTGACGAGTTTAACAACCCCGAGTATGATTGGATTCTCTCTCACACCACTCGATGCGTTAGAACATATCCAAACCGGAACACGGAGTTGAACAACCGGGGCGGCCCCCGGAAGCGCGACCACCCGGTGTTCCTATTCGCACGCGACGACGCCCCCGGTGGTAACGACCGGATTCGGTACGACAGGGTTCTCTACGAACTGGAGTCCCCGACCGTGTACGACACTCACGTTGCGATTTTCGGCAAGAAGGTTTCTGAATAGCGATGGGGAAGATCAAGGTTCGAGTCAAGGGCGAAGACCGTACCATCCGCAACATCAAGCGCGACTTGAAGCGCGGGATGGACAAGTCCACCGAGCAGATCGCGGAGTCTGGTCGGGACAAAGCCCTCGAAATCATCAATCGGAATCAGGCGTACTTCAACTACGAGGTCGCCAAGGGGTTCCGACTCGTCGACGGTCGGGATACCGCGACTCGTTCCAGTATCAAGCTCATCAATGAGGCTCCCCACGCGGGGGCGCTCGATGCTGGTGTTCCGGCGTCCGAGTACGCTGACGGCGGCCCTCCGGTTCAAGCCCTACTCCCGTGGGTCGCCCGGAAGATGCAGGGCTTCTCCCTCGGGGGAGACGACGACGGCGGCGGCGACGACGGCGGCTCCGTGTTCGACGTAGGCCCCGACGTTCCCCGGTCGCTCACAGGGCGCTACGACCGCGACGACGTGGACGAAGGCGACCGAGTGTTCATCAAGCACGACGAGGATATTGACTACCTCGTTGACGTTGTAGCGAAGGACGACGACGCCTTCACCGCGTTGACCGGCGGGGGCGACAGGTACGACGTTGACTACTCGGACATTATCTCTCCGCTCGGAGAACACCCGTCGCTGGATACTGACGGGCGGGCCGACGTAGGAGATCGCGTCTACTGGTACGACGAAGACGGGAACCTCCTGTACGGCTACGTCACGGGTGACGCCCACTACATCGGGTACAGTCGCCGGTACGTGGTCGAAGAAGTGGACTCCGACGAGAGCCACATGGTTCCGGTCACTCGGGTTCTTCAGGTCGAAGACAGGCCGGAGTACGACGAATCGTTTGCTACCGAAGCGATGAAGCGGGTCTTCATCCGCGATACAGCGGGTGGGAAGGCTCAGATGGCCTACTACAAGGCCGAAGTCGTGGCGTACAACGAACACTCGGGGGAAACCGCCCGTGGCGTCGTCTCAAGTCTCCCGATCAACAAGGACGACGGCTTCAAAGTTGAGTTGGACAACGGCGAGGAGTTCGACGTTGACGACGACCTGAACGGATGGGTCATTCGTGACCTCGAAGACTTCACACAAGTTTCGGAGTCCCGGCAGAACGAGCTGATGCTCGGCCACTTCGATGATGTAGTGGCGAAGACCAATGGGGACGGCGGTGTTCCCTCCCCGGCTGACGTTCAGAGTCTCCGCGACGGCGTGGAGGATTTCATCTTCCCGTCGTTTCGGGACAGAGAACACCTCGGTCGGGTTATCTTCGAGTGGGAGAACGCTCGGATTCGACAAGACCGCGATCACGTCGGGTCAGACCCGGACGGCTGGCGGCTCCAGCACTCTCCCGGCTCAGGCAATTCGTGGGATACGACGCTCGGACACGAGTTCGGTCACGCATACAGTATGCCGACTGAGGCCGAATACACGTTCTACGGGAACGACCCCGATGAGTACCACTTCGCAGGGCCGTGGTCGAAGCGTAACGACCCATCCCACTCTCATATGTACGACTCCGGGCTTCCCGACTGGAATCCCTACGATGAGGAAAACGCAGTTCACGGATACATCGAGTCGTACATGGCCCGCGACGGTTCAACCCCGAACCGGGTTCGGTACTCGAACGGAAACATCGTCGAGGACAACCGCGACCAGCTCGAACCCTACGGCTTCCATGATTGGGAAGACGAGGTAGAGGTGATCGCGCGACTCGATGCTCAGGGAACGTCTCCGGCGACGGAAGCCCTGAAAGACCACATTCGGGAGGTAACGCCGAAGCAGGTTCTCAAGCCCGACGATATGAAGCTCGAACAGGGCGACTTCGTTGCGGTTCGCCGCGATGCGGAAGTCGAAGTAATCGAGTTTACGGGATGGGATGGCCCCAATTCTCCGTCCACCTTCTCATCGAGTGACGAGGAGGGCGTCCCGAATAGCGCAATCGCTTACGGATTCAAGAAGCCGCACGAAGACTACGGCGACGAGGGGTTCTATGTTGACGAGGACGGGGAGATTTACGCGACCTCGACGAACGATTGGGGTGAAATCACGCTCTCGAAAGAAGACGCTCCCGAGTTCGTCGGGACGATTGAACGGAAGTTCTACGACGAGTCGATGGATGAGTTCCCCGAGCTGACCACTCCCGAGTCGGAGCCGAAGAAGCGGCTTCAGGAGGCGGCGAATATGGCGTTCTGGTATCAGGTCGTCCATATCGCAAACGACGAGTCTCCGAACAAGGCCGACTCGAAGGAGATCGTGTTCCGGGGCGGCTATTCGTCCACTTACTTCGAGGAGGTCATGTCCACGTTCAGCGAGGCTATGACTGTCCCGAACCCGAGTCGGAAGCAGTTGCGGAAACTCCGGGTGTTGGTGGACACGTACCCGTACTTCGTGAGGGCATACCTGCTAACACGGAAACCAGTAAGTAGCGAGGCCGAGAAGGTACTGAAAGACGAGGGATTCCTATGAAGTTTGTATTCATCGAGCGGGGGAACCAAGGGTGGGCTGAGTACGATGAGTCCACCGAGACATTCTCGTGGGAGTACGAAGGCGACCACGAGGAAATCCTCGGCTTGCTCCAAGACCTCGATGATGGCCTACTCTACGATGAAATGGACACGGGTGAACCAGTTGTAGAGACGAGCCGGAGTGGTGCGGTTGCGCCGAGCGAACAGCTCGTGCCGTTGCCGTGGGACAAACAGCTTGAAAGTCTTGCTCGTGATCTCCAGTTCTACGGAGCGCAGGTTCATTGGGTAGACGAATAATCTGAATGGCTAACGACGAAATAGATGCGCTGATGGAGAAATGGGGCGAGGATACCGTCCGTAAGGCGTTTTGGCTCCAGAATCACATCAAGCACCACGGCGTGAAGGGGATTCACTTCATGCACCCCGGCCCGGACGGGGGCGAAAACGCAGAATCCCATATGCGGCAAGTCGGGCCGATGATGGCGAAACGAATCATCGAGGGTGAGATGGACGACGTTTACTAACGCGACGTAGCGGCTCTCTCCTTCTCCTTTTCTCCTATGTTTCCTAAAGAAGCAGTCTCAACTCTAATCTCAGAGCTGAACAGTCGGATTCCTCCCCCTGTCCATACGGCGGGCATCGAGGAGGAGCGACCGATTCCAGCAGTTCTGATTGATGGTGTTGATCTGCGAAATATCAACGCGCACAACTCGAACTACGCTGGTTCTAAGTTTGATTCAACGACGGGTCACGAAGTTGCGGAAATCAACCGCTTCTACTACACGCTTCGCTTCGATCTCGTCGTTCGAGACGACTCCGAGACGGGAGCCTACGACATTCTTACTCATCTGCAAGCGGCGCTGGCTACGCTGAGTGAGAGGCCGTGGGAATCGTTCCACCCGGATGTGAACGAAATCCGGCTTCTCAGTTCGGGTTCGGTGAGCTACACGTTCAACGAGCCTGCTGAGACTGAAATCCACCAAGCCTTCGAGCTTGTATCGTTCTTCGAGACGACTGATTCTACCGATGATGTGATTCAGTCTATCTCCAAACACTTCGACATTTCCTAATTCTAACCTATGGCTGACTACGGCAACACTATCGAACCCGGTATTGTCACGAATGTCAACTCGGCGCTCGCTGTCACTTCGAGTGGGGGCGCTCCTGCTGACGTTGGTATCGTGGGACAGGCTGACCTTGAGAACGGCTCGGCTGAGACGAACGCTGTCTATCAGGTTACTCGCGCGACGATTGCCCGCGAGTGGTTTGGTGAGGGCAGTCCCCTTACCCGCAACGTCCTCGATGCTCTCTCCGAGGGCGCGTACCCGGTCTACGCGGTCGCGGTTGACCTCGTGGACGTTACGGGCGAAGACCTCTCCGGTCTTGCCTCGAACACGGGCACTCTCGCAGAAGGCCCCGTGAGCGAGGACGCGACCGCCACGGTGTTCACCGTCGACGGCGCGGAACTGAACACGGTTCTGGTCTACGAAGACCTGACCGATCTCTCTCCGGGCGCTGGCGAGGTGTACGTGAACCCGTCGTCCCGAGAGTTCAAGATCGACGCCGAGCTGACGGTCGGGAACACGGGCGACTCCGTTGACTACGCGACCGCCGACTACGAGGCGGGCCACGCGGCTCTTGCTGACGGTGCTGGTGGCGCTGTTGACTTCTTCACGACGCTGAGTGAGGACTCGGCTGTGACGGCTGACGCTCAGCAGGTCGTGAAGGCGATGGCGACGGAATACAACCTCGCTGTCGCTATCGTCGGTGCTGGCGTTGGCATCGACCCGGACGAATACAGCAACCAGTTCGACGATTCTCGCGTGCAGGTTCTCTACCCCGCTCGGGACTCGGAGGGGTACTCCACGCTCGGGGCCTACGCTGGCCTTCGCGCAAAGCTCGGTATCACGACCACGCCGATCAACAAGCGCCTCTCGTCCGTCAAGTCGCTCGCTGTCAGTCTGAACAAGGCTGAGCGCGGTGCGTTGATTGACGAGCGCGTTGTTCCGCTGGCCGACGAGAACGAGGGCGCTCGGATTGCTGACGACGTTAACTCGGTGAGCGACACGAATACCGAGGAGGCGGGCATCCGCTTCGGCTTCACGCGGCTCGTGATGGACTACGTTATCACGACCGTTCGCCTGAACGAACAGCCCTTCATCGGTCGGCTGAACAGCCGCGCCGTCCGTGCGGCGCTTGAGGGTCTACTGAGCAACCAACTTCGCTCGCTCAAGCGGTCGAACGCGATTACGGACTACCGCGTGTCGGTGTCCCGCGTCGATGCGACGACCTCGGCTGTTGAGATTCAGGTGAAGACGGCGAAGCCGCTCCGGTTCATCGAGAACACGATTACGATTGGGACTTCGGCGTAAAGACTCAAAACACTCTTTCTAATTCATTATGTCTGCTTCTAACGTTGACCGGATTGAGAGCGCGGCGAACATCACTCTGAACATCTCGAAGGGCGGCGAACAGGTTACGGAAGGCGACTTCGAGGACACCGACTTCGGTGAGTCCGACTTCGATGACGCTGGCGGCGCGGTTGACGCGGGTACTCTCCGCGTCCCGATCTCGCGGCTGGACACGACCAAGGACATTGAGATTTCCGAGATTCGGGAATCCTCGCTGAAGGCGAGCGGCTACTCGGTCACGTCCATCAGCTATTCCGGCTCGATGATGTTCAAGGGCGAGCGCGTCCACGGCCCCGACAACGAGCCTGTCAGCATCGAGTCGCTGATCTACGATTCGGATGGCGTCCCGGTTCCCTGCTCGATCACCATCACCCACGAACTCTCCGGCAAGTCGGAGACGTTCGAGGACGTTCTCGTGACCTCCGACGCATACGAGGTTCAGTCTGAGTCTGAGACTGAGACGAGCTTCGACTGGATTGCGATGGACAAGGTGATGAAAGACCCTGAGACGGACTCCGAGAGTTCGTAATCGGGTCGCTCTCTACTGAATCGACCTACTACTAACTTTCTTTACACTTACTCTATCATGGCTGAAGAAACCGACAACGACAGTAACGACGTTAACATCTCGAAGCTCCGCGAGCTTGCTCTCCGAGGGAAGAACTATCGCGAGGAATTTGACACCGACTACCTCGGTGAATCTCTGACTCTCTACCTCAAGCCGCTCACCGACCTTGAGTTCCTACCGATTGCGGCGTTCCTCGAAGACAAGCTCGACATGGACGCCGAGGAAGCGAAGGAACGCATCGAGGAGGAGCGAGAGTCCGGTGAGGACAACGAGATTGACGCCTCGAACTTCGACCGGGAGTTCGTCGGCATCATGCAAGAGGCCGCCGCGAAGGGCGTAGACACCGAGCAGGGGGACGCCGAGGGCATGACCGAGGAGGAAGTCCTCGATACGATTCGGATGCTTCTCGGTGGGAAGTCCATCGAGATCGCGGAGCGTGTGCTGGACATCTCCAGCAACGCAGAGGACGCCAAAAAGTTTCGCAGATAGCGGGGCCGCAGGCGTAGTTCTTGGCCTCAAGACCGAACTCGGCGCTGGCTTCGTCGGGTGCGAAAGTCAACTCGAAATGACGCCGTTCCAACGGCAGATTTTCGAGGCCGAGAAAGTGCGGGAACACAACGCGGAACAAGATCGGATGCAGGCCGCCCAAAATGGAAAGATGGGCGGTGGGGGTCGCACTCCGAACCCCGCACATCCGAAGGTTCCATCGGGCGGCGGCAGTCCGGGTTCCCGGCACTCGCAGTCTGAGACGGTACGGTATGTGAACGACAACCCCGACGAGAATCCAGAGGCGAACGTCACGTTCGTTGACTAATTATGTCTGTTACAATCGACCTCGATATTCGAGCCGAGGACGTGGTTGCTACTCTCGAAGGAGTCGAAAAACAGCTCAAACGGCTGGAAAACGACTTCGACTTTTCCTTCGACGGCGACTTCAAGGCTCAGCTTGACGATATTGCCAAGACCCTCGATGGGTTGGGCGATTCGTTGGTTAACGACCTCGATGAAGTAGCCAACCGGCTCGAAGACCTCGATATTGACGTAGGCTCCACCGTTGGTGGTGGAGACTCTGGTGGAGATACTGGGAGTGATAGCGGAGATCGCTACCTTGCGGATAACCCCGGCGCGACGATGGGAATGCGGGAAATCATGCGCCGTGTCCGTGGTGGGGACTTCGGCCCGACCGCTGATTCTGTCGCTGATGCCGATCTTGGCTTTGAAATAGAGCGTCGGGAACGCATCGAGGGGCTGAAAGAGGCCATGACCAACTCGATTGGTGATGGGCTTATCTCTGGATTCCTCACGAAGCAGGCGAACTGGGGCGGCTACACGTCCGACCGGAGCATGGGCATCCCGTCGATGCTCGAAGGGAAGGGCGTCTCTGCTAAGCGGCTTCAGTTCGGGAAGCTCGGAAAGGCCACTCGGAGACTGAGTGGGAGGGTTACGAACCTTCGTGGGATTATCCGTAGTACGATTCCCTCGATGGCGGCGTGGTGGCAACTGATTGCGCTCGCACTCCCGGCCCTGATTACGTTCGGTGTTCAGGCGGCTGGTGTCGGTGCGGCTATGCTCTCGATGGCCGCCGCTGGTGCGGCGTTCATCGGCCTCGGTTTGATCGGCCACGGCGACGACATGGCTGAATCGTGGCGGAACGCTCAGCAACAGCTCTCCGACCTCAAGGAAGACCTGTTCGAGACGTTCCAACCCTCGATGCAGACCTTCGCTCCGATTCAGGACGCTTGGTTTGATATTCTCCCGCAGAAGCTCTCGCTCGTCAATGATGAGCTGAAACAGCTTCAGGGAACCAGCTTCCAGTACGCGCTGTTCGACGCTACTGGTGGCACGATTGAGTTCATCGCGGAGTTCATCAGCCGGATGCGCGAGATGGACGGGATGATTGCTCAGCTCGCCATGCGGTTCGGGGACATTATCGGCTCGAACATCCTCGACTTCTTCTCGTGGCTTGTCCAAGAAGCCTATCTGAATCAGGAGACGCTGATTCGGCTCGGACAGGTTATCGCTGACGTTGTGGAGATCATCTACAATCTCTCCAAGGTCTTCTCTCAGCTCATCATCGTCTTCAGTCCGCTCATCGGCTTCGTCCTGTGGCTGACTCAGACATTCGAGAGTCGCCTTGCGAGGGCGATTATCTCCGTGCTGGTGGTCGTCGGCGTGTTCGTCGGCTTGTTGGTGAAGACTATCGCTGTGATGGCGAAGCTCCGAATTGCTCTGCTGATTATGAGCATCACGGGGTCGGGCGCTATGGCTTCCTTCGCGGGGTCGGCGCTCACCGCGCTGAGTGCTGTTCAGGCTAAGGTGTGGGCTACTATCATGTCCCTCACCGCGCTTCAGGCGGCTCTGGTTGCGACGGGGATTGGCGCTCTGCTGGTTGGCGGGGGCCTACTTGCGTACAAGGCTCTGAAGCCGAAAGGCCCGCCATCCGGTGGTAGCGGTTACTCCGGCTACACGGACAGCGGCTACGGAAATACGGT